TTTGCTGAGTCAAGAAGCTGATCTACTGTTACTGAACCGTATGATGGGTTGTAAGTAATCTGAAGACCGTTGTTTGTAAATCCTACGTTTCTCCACTTTGCTGATGCTCCTGCTGCGTTTGCATTTAGAGTATCTGTGTATGAAACTGTTGCTGGAATTGCTGGTGTAGCTGCTGTATTTTTTGTAACAAAATTTACACCGTCGGTTGAACCTGGCTCCATGTCATCCTTGTAGCCTGCTGATGTTGAATCAAGTGCTGACAAGAATAGTGGAGAAGCTCCAACTAGAATATTTTTGGCTGATGCCATTTGTATTACCTCCATTAAATAAATATATATATTGACTTACTTTTAAATCTAAATCAAAGCTGGCTAGGCTCTCTTTTTCCTCTTGCCTAATTTTACTGGATAACTATCCTAAAAGCAACTAGTTGAATCTTCCGCTTTTGTCTGTAGTCCTTGAATACTTGACTTCTAGGATCACATCCGTGGACATAAAGCCCTTTAGCTCTATGGACGGATCTATAGGGGATGTCTCTACAATATGGATGCTGTGAAACTTTAGCTTGCTGGGCCTATTTTGATCATTTACATCTACTGCCGATTCGTCCATTCTTCTAAATAGATCAGTCATGAGGTTTCTAATCTCATATATTTCCGTAACGTCTGTGGAGTATATTGTAAATAAGATCTTCTCGCAGCATATTAACCAGTTCTCTTCATATGACATTCCTATCTTGTCATAGATTATATGCTTTTTTCCATTTAAAAATTGATCCATTTCTGGGGATTGCTGTACTGGGATGATTGGAATTATTTCTTTTCCGAGATTATCTGAATAGTAGTCATAGGCATTAAATATAAAAGAATCTTTTAGTTCTTTCCACAAAAATTTACGGAGCTCAAACATTGCGTCTATTTTATAGTCTACGGTCATAGTGAGCCTCCAAATGCTGCATCCAAGGATGCGTCTGCCTGTATCCTTATTTTACCAGGGGTAAAGCTATATTGCACTTTTTTAATATTCATAGGTACTCCCAGAGCCCTTGCCATTTTTAAATTAAATATTCTTTGTAGGCCTGATGATTTTATTGAAGAGTTTACTAATTGCCCGCCAAAAAATCTTCCATAAGATAGTGAGAACTGGTGAGATGCTTGTGCCCCACCAGGCTTCCTAACGGTCACTGAGGTGCCTTTGGGCATAAAGACTGTTTCACCATCCATCTCGAATACAAGGCGCTCAGCGGACCTTGGGCGGATTACTATGGGCATCCCAGCTTCCATCACGTCAGCTTTGTTTCCAAATACATATTTTTTCTTTTGTTTTTTATTTTTGGTGGGCACAGATGATTTTGATAATTTAAAATTATAGTTTATTCTAAATGATAAGCCTTCCATCTCAATTGCATAAAGATGAAATAATCTAGAAGAAGGTATGCCTGTTTTATTCCATTCATAAACATGATGCAATGATCTGGGCCTTGTTCTTGCTTGGGAATCCATATATAGCCCAAAGTCTTTTTCTATCTGATTAAAGATAGTTGTTTTAAATAGATTTTTAAATGATTCGTTTGTGGTTAATTTTGAAAGGACTGCAGCCTCATAATATAAGAATGCTGATATTTGTGCAACCGTACTGTCCTTGATAACTCCTGGGACTGAGCCTGCCATTAATCTTTCTAGGCCGCTTGCTGTTTGAATTAAAGCTACGCTAGAATCCAATTTCCTGATTCTCCGATCTCTTTGCAATAGAGTTGTATGCAAGGACATTACCGAATGGATCGGTAATCGGGGTAGAGCTTATAACTTCAAATACTGTTGGGGTATTGTTTGGATAGTTTATTTCTTTCCACACTACGTTGCCATTCATATCTCTAACGTTAGTAATTTTTTCTCTATACGTTATTGGGTCTGGTGTTCTTATCTCAAGCATCTGCTCATTCATATACTTGTTGTTAAACGTTTGCTTGTCTCCGCCTCTTCCTGTGCCAGAATTTGAAATCATTCCTTTTGCGGAACATGGAACAGACCTAGTAAATATCCACTCTTTTTTAATAGCACCAGTATTTTCATCTTGAGTGTCTAATTGAAGATAGATGTCTAGCTTCATTGGCATTAATGAAGTTGCCAGGCTCATTTAGAATACGACCATGCCATTTGTTACATATGGCGCAAGCAGTTGATCTGCGTACAAGTTTCCAGTTCCTCTGTGTGCGTCTTCCATGAACTCAAACTTCCAGTCAAACGTGCTTATGTTTTTTACGTATTTATCTTTCCATGCACGATCTTGCTCAAAGTATTGTTTCATTAAAATTTTACAGGCTTCTTTAACATTGTCTGGCACATAGTTCCAGCCAAATAAACCTTCAACCTGATATCTCAGGTCTTTCTTAAATGTTCCAGAATGGCCCCTGCTATTAACTGATGGGGTAACCATTCCGTTTGCTGAGTATATTGTGTCGTCTTGAAGATCTTGTAGATTAACTCTGACTCCATAATTTGATTCAGAAACTATTGGTATATAGAACCAGTTGTTTACGGAAAGCGCAGAATCAAATACTTTAACGTCTTGCTCATAAAGTTTTGTAATTTGCTCTATTCTAATTGGAAGTGGGAGAATGTCTGACCCATGGCCTTGTGCAATTTGTGTACCAATATAACTATGAAAAAATTGATTTGTATACGCTTCAATTAATTTTCTAGCATACTTCTCTGCTTGCTGTAGATCATTATATGTTTTATGATTTGGGTCAGAAGGGTCCGTCCCAATATTTAAATCGTCAATTACATCGTATATATTTACATACGGCGTAACAATATCTACCATTTGAATGTTTGAAGAAGATACGCCAGAGACTGAATAAGTCCATTCAATTCTAAGCTTTTTAGGTTGGCTTGCAATTGTATGTGGAATTATAATCTCATAAGTTCCAATATCTGTATCTAGTTTTGTGGCAGTATAAGTTGCTATTGTAGCGCTTAGAGTACCAGATGGCAATGCTTCTTTTACTACTGCAGTTACATTACCAGTTGCATCTGTTATTTCTCCACCCCAATATAATTTAAATCTTATTGGTGAAGCTTGCTTTACATATATTTCTGCCATTAACTTATGTTAACGTTTAGTTATAGAAGTCTTGAACTTCCTTTGGTGTCGCTAAACGAAAACCCTCCTCTGTATCAAAGATTTTTTGAGCATCATCTTCAGACATTGCTATAAAAGGATGATCTTTTGTAAAGGTATATCCGTGGATATCGTATCTGTGATTATCTCTTGTCATTCTTACAAGCAGGGTATCTTCTGGTTGCGCTTTTGGATCAAACTTTGGAAGAATTTCAACTTCTTCTGTGTCTCTTTCAATTGCCTCTACCGTACTTTGATATACACTCCAGGTAACGCCTTCTTCTGCTAGAGCTGCAATAATGTCTTTTTTATTCTTTAGGCCTTCTGAATCAACTGCAAAATCTGTTGCAATTACTTTTAATTCAGCCACTTTTAATGTGTCAAACGACATATTTTATTTCTCCTTTTTCTAGGTCCTTTAATTATAGCATTGTTAAATTTAAATGAAAAGCCCCCAAAATTAATTGGGGGCCTTTCTGTGGTCTAATTCTTAATTAATTAAGAAGCAACCTTAACGTTCTTTACAACGACCCAAGCGTCTGCCTGCTCGATTTGAACGCCAACACGAGTATACATTGTGTACTCAATTGTGTCCTTACGTGGCTGGAAGAAACGGTAAACAGTTACATCGCGCTTGATACCAATAACTACGTTATTTGGGAATGTCAAGTGGACGTCTCCGTGTGAACCTGATGGGCTTGCGTATGTACCTGTCTGTGTCTCAGGAAGCAATGGAACTTCAACGATTGGAATACCAAATGCGTATGGAGCTACATATCCTGCTGGACCTCCAAGAACAGGAACATCACCACGGATAATGCCAGAGGCAATATCTTGTGGAGTAACGTTCTGGATGTTCTGTGAGTTAGAGAACAAGTAATCTTGGATCAAGTTTGATCCAGAAAGGAAGCGAAGGTCTGTACGACGTTGCTTGTACTTACGTGGCATAGCCTTTAGTGCTGAGTTAAATACGTTACGGGAAATTCCCGCACCTGCTGCATCTACTACGCGACCATGTGTCTTTGCCTTCTTAACTGCACCGTCAAATGACTTGTACAGCGCATCGGTTGAAAGTGATGTATCACCGTTAAGAATAAGATCTTCGATGTCATTTCCAGCTTGTGTTGCCATCATACGTGCAATATGATCTTCAAGATCTGCACCTTCGATGTTGTCTTCTAGAGACTCAGTTGAAAGTTCCCAGTCCATGCGGAGCTTCTTTGTTGTTAGAGAAATTTTTGAGAAAGTAACACCCTGGTTTATAGCTGTGTTTTCGCCTTCGGATGCAAGCTTTACAAGCTTCTCTCCTACTGACATACGATCAATTTCTGTTGTGTCGGATTTCATACGGACCGTACGTGCAACTTTACCAATTACGGTAGCATCGAACATATAGTCCAAGAATCGTGCTGATTGTTCTGGGTTTAGAAGTCCACCGTTGCCATTTTCTGAAGCAACATGAACGCCTGAACCACCTGTTGAGGAACCGAATCCAGTTGATACTGTTGTACCAGCTGCTGCGGCCTTTTCTAATAATTCATTACTCATTTTTATTTCACCTACCTTATTTTAGTTAAAGATTTCATTTACGGAACCGAGGAAAGCTCCAGACCATTTTGATTTTGATTTAGTAAAAACCTCAGACCCGCCAAGGTCAGAGGACTTCTTGATTGCGGTATCGCCTTCTACGGCATCTACCTGCTTTTGAACACCTTCAATGGTGCCCTTTATTTCTGTCACAGCAGCACTAAGTGCGCTGTGCTTTTCTGCCAACTCAGAAATTCTATCATCTACGCTTTTGCTGAAAGCTTCAACAGATGTTTTAATCTCTGTGACCTGTGCAGCATTCGCTTCTGTAGCCTTTGTGAGTGTCTCTGCGAAAAAGCCTTTTAGATCGCCTAACATCTTTGCAAAATCAGGTTCATCAACCATGACCTCAGCATTATCGAGTTCGGCTGCTTTTTCAACGGAGTCGGCAGGAGCTGTATCTTCTGCTGTTTCTTCAACAATTACATCTGTAATTGGGGCTTCTACAACATCGACAGACTTTTCAATAATTGTTTCTGCTTCTACGGCTTCGACAACTACATCATTTGTTACGTCTGACATCTCATTACCTCCTTCTACGTTTGCCTGTTTTGCTAATTGTGTTTCAGGCAACGGTAATCTTGACTTCTTAAATGAAGCAAGAATCTTATCTATTTCTTTTGACTTATTTATATCTGAACTTTCTACCCAGCCTATTAGCGAAGCTGGCTTTCCAGATATTGGTGAATCAAAAGTTTTTTCTGTGGACATGAAAACTGAGTCGCTGTCTTCGCAATAAAAAATATTTTCTGTTACTACATTTGCAGCAAGGCCTTTGTAAATCATTTGTCCGTTAACTTTTTCTATTGACAAAATATTACATAGCTCGTTTGCTGGTGAATCAACAATTGAAAGTTCAACTAAATCGTAGTCCTTGATAAATCTAACCGCTTCTCCCGTTGCTTTGTTAACTTCGTTGTCTGACTCTTTAATTTTTCCGCCAATTGAAAAACCAGAAAGAGTGCCATCAAGAACTTTTTCCCAAGTATCTTGTGCACCCTTTGAAATGTATGAAGTTACATAAACTCCATTGTAAAAAGTTTGAGACTTTTGATCGTAATATGTTTCTGGCTTAAATGAAACAACTTTACCTACTGCATTTGACTGATGCATCTCACGAAGATTTCCTCTGAAGTTTTCAAAAGCTTTTACGCTTGCTTCTGCCGTGACTACATCGCCTGTCTGGTCAACATTATCTAATGTTGCAAAACCAGATACAGTTCTATTTTCTCGATTGACCTTAGTAAACGGAATCGACAAATGTAGCTTGTCACCATTACTAGACCAATGGCCTTTTTCAATGTTCATATGCTTAATTTTAGTGGTTTATCTACTATAACGCAAATAACAGTTGATTAAACTTATTTGACTTTTGGACCATCGCCTTTGGGGTTTCTGGCTTCTCCGCTTTTATCTGGGGCATTGGCTGATCTTTGCTGATCTCGCTTTTTATTTCCAGTAGATTTTGCCTTCTGGTCAGCCACCTGCTGTGGCTTTAAATCTACCATTTCGTCCCCTCCGTCAACCGTTGTCATATTCTTTCTAATACGAACTTCGTTTGGAGTTATTACCTGCATTCTTAAATAAATTTCATCAATACGGCTTTGGGTCTCTTCATCAGTAAGGCTTAATTCATTAAATTTTAATTGTACAACGTCTGTCTTTTCTGCAATTAAATAATTTAATTTCTTTTCAAGTCTATCTTGTGAAGGTCTGCAAACCTGCTCTTTAAATGTTTTGTCTGCGTCTCTGGCAGCCGCTAAGTTGATTCCTTCTGGGATACCTATCTTGCTAATTGGAACACGGTGAGCTAAAAGAATTTCATCTCTATTAGATTTACGATAGATATTAAATGAAGACTCTTGCTCTCCTGCTTCAATTGGCTCCATTTTAAATTCTGTTTTTGAGTCTGGTGTATCCGCTGGAAGTGGGATATATAGGGATCTGTGATTCTTGCCCTTTAGCCCAACCTGAAAAAACTCAAGCAATTTTCTTTCTGACTCTGGGGAAAGCTTTGCTCCCTTTACTGTAATAATATATCTTGGGACCGCTTTATTTTCAAAGTAGTCTAAGTTATATCTACCAGCAAATTCATTTCCTGCCAGCGCTTGTTGTGCTGCAATAATGTCTGGGACTCCGTAGTAATTATTCATTGGAGTATATTTCTTTAAATGGATAATTTCATTTGGTCGATCTTCTTGGGCGGCAATTGGGCTTGGTGTTTCCAGATCTCCAAAATTGCGGAAGTAGACTGCCTTGCCGTAAAGTAATTGAATAAACCCGTCACGGAACCTACGCACACGCATTGTTTTGGCTGGTATATGGCCGATGTAGCCTATGTCTCCAGCGGTTGTACGTCCAACCTCTATGTAACCGTTTCCAGTTGCCTCAAGGTCCGTGTAGGCCTTTATAAGGGTCTCTGTAAATGATTCCTCTTCGTTGCAATCATCAAGCCAGCGATCTAGCTGTGTTTTAATTCTATCAATTTTTGCACGTGCTCTGTCCACCTGCTTCTGATCGGTGATGGCGTCCATGGCGTCTTTGGCTTTTGATGTTTCTGTAAACATGTATCCGAGACCAACAATATTTGAAACCTTGGCGTTAATTGCTGCGTAGTTATATGTTGAAACCTCATAAATTTTTGAAAGGTATTCTAGGTTATAAGTTGGTTCTACAAGATCAAATAATGCATATCCGCTAATAGCTTGTTGCAAAAGATTTTGCTGTGTTTCGGCTCCGTCTTTACCAACAAATGCTTTTGAAAAATCACGGTTGATTTTACGTTTAAAGTTTGTTCCTAGGCCTCTAAGCTTTTTAATTTCTTCTAGGCCCATTTTAAATGGGTCTTCGGAGTCTTCCGCTTTTTGGAAATGAAACCAGTCGGATGTGTTTGAAATATCAATTGTATTAGAT